AAGGTGCTCAATGTCACCACAGATCTCACACCAAAATCCCAGGTGATCCTGGTACTCAATCAGGTCTCCACTGTTGATGTGGATGATCCCTAATCCTTTTATCTCTGTGCATCCACAGTCAGCGCATCTGTACAGCATCAAACCTCCGGGCTCAGTTCATTGATGACTCTCAGCGTACTCCCTATTATGTCCAGCATTTTTGGGTGGTGCCTGTGGACATTGAACTTTAGGTGAGTGTCAAGCCATATCACCTCAATAATCTGCACTCCAATATGGCTAACTGTTGAGCTGTTGATATTGGTTTCAACTGACCAGGCTGAACTGAGTGATTCCATTTCAAGCTGGAATACACTAGCGCAAACAGATGGGTCAAGTATCTCACCCTCATAGTGTATCCCCTTGTCAAGTAGCGCCTGGAGTGCTGGATGTACTATAGTCATAGTGAATCATAACCCTATAGCTGTGAGAATACTATGCCAAAATTCAAAGTCCCCAAGGAAATCCAAGTCATTGCCCAGCGTGCTCGTGACCTCAATCTCAGCAGACCAATCAGCCAGCGAGCTGCATACAAAGACTCTAGTGATGGCAGAGTCCCAGGCACTGGAATGCTGACCGCTCGTAGATTGATCAGTGGCTCTGTGGATGCTGCTCAAATCAATCTGATGGTTGCCTGGTTTGCAAGGCACGGTGAGTCAGAGTCAGAGACTGAAGCCCGCAAAAGGTCCAACAGCAAGGCAGCAATTGCCTGGGCTCTGTGGGGTGGTAGTCCAGGCAGAACCTGGGCCAAGCAAATGCAGCGCAAGATCCAGGATGCTGCCAGATAGGTTTTTGGCCTATCTCTGTGTTATTGCTAGCGAATCACCAAATGCCAGATGATTTGGCTCTTTAAGTATAATTATAAAAATAAATTCCATTTAGTTAAATAGTGTATTTATCTGGCAGAGCACTAAAATCCCCCGATAGTCCAGGGTGTATCTGAGTTATCATCTGCCAGATCATCTGGCATGTATCTGGCAGCATCCTGGATATTTAGGCAAAAAAGGAGCCCTGGGGACAACCATCCCAGGGCTCCAGACAACAAGAAAACTGTCAAGTCATTCCCTACCTGACACATACTTAGTAACACGTTTCACAATGTCTTGAGGACTGATTTGTGAAGCTTGAGATAAATTTGTCCTTTGGTAATTGGCAGATGATCTCCCAGAACCTCGACTAATAAGCTGAGGGATACCAATGTGGGGAAGCTGAGTCCATTCATCCAATTGTATATATTGTTATGGTTGATTCCAGCTCTGCGAGCCAGCACAACAATCTCAAGCCCTGAGTCCTCAATCAAACCTCTGAGGATGACCGGGAAGCAATCACCCCAGACTCTGGAGTCCCATCTGGTTGGCCCATCATAGTCCACCCACCTCATCATTAGCCTGGATTCCACCTGCTTTCTGATGTGGTCCTGGGGCATCACTGTGGGATTTCTGATCCAGTAATAGACTGTCTCACGGACCACGCCAATGTGGTCAGCAAATGCTCTGGTGCTCAGCCTGAGCTGGCGCTTATGATAGATAATAAAGTCTGTCCAGGTTGGCATTGGTTTGAATGATTCACCTGTGTGGTCTATCGGATGATCTAAATTGTCCATATTCTTTTGTTCTCCTGTCGTCGTTGTTTGTATCCAAGGTCTCTCATTAGCTTGGCGATTCGCCGTGAGTTCCCTGTGTGTTGCTGAGCTGCCTGTAGCTCAAGTTTCTGCATTATGTCCCTGGTGGTTGGCCCCTGGCTGGTCAGCATAAAGTCCTGGATGACCTGGACCCAGGGGTCATCAATCCTGTGGATCTGTTGGTATTCCTCAAGCTGCTGTGGATAGTCGTGCTCTGGTGTGGTGTCTAGCCACCAGCGCTCGCCTTGCTGATACAGCCATACAGCCTCAGCCCAGATGGCATCTCTATCAGCTCCAAGTCTATTGAGATCAATCTCCTGATTGCATACTATGGGCCAGAATCTGCGCTCTGGACCATCGCTGAGAAACTGCCATTCATTGGTGGTGGCTGTGAAGATTATGCGGCGCTGTCTCTCCACTGGATACTTGCCATAAGATGGCCGGTATCTGTCGACCTGGCTAGCCAGAAACTGTTTGGCATTATCTGCTGACTTGCCGTGCAATGAGTGCATTTCGCTCAGCTCCCAGATCCAGACTCCACTCTGGTGTATCAGCTCCTTTCCATCTTTGTGGTCAATGCTGAGATCAGAATCACTAAACCACTGATGCCCACACAGAGTGGCCAAGGCTGTTGATTTTCCAATCCCTTTGGGCCCAACTAACACCAGGCACGTGTCCATCTTGCATCCAGGCTCCAGAGCCCTAGCGACACAGCTGATGGCCCATCGCTTTGCTATCTCCTTTAGCAGTGGTGCATTGCTGCCCTGTTGGCATTGGAAGTGATCTACAAATAGATTCTCCACTAGTCCAGCCCTGGATGGGTCATAGGTCAAGCTCATCAAGTAATCACGAATGGGATCCACCTCGCGCTGCCTGCATACTCTCTGGATGCCTGCCCTTAGCTTCTGGTCGCTGGTTGTGTAGCGGTATCTAATCTCAAGGTCCAGGGCTATGTCCTCCTGGGTGTGGTCCTCTATCATCTGGTCTTGATACAGCATCTTGTCACTGTTGATCATATACTTGAGGGACTCAAAAGTTGGATCGTGCTCCAGAATGATGCTCAGGTTTTCTCTGTTGGGAATGGGCTTAGATGGCTTGGTTATGTTTCCATCTTCATCGCGTTTAGGTTTGCTCTTGCTCAAGCTCTCCCACACATCCAGATCAGCCCCGTTAGGGGCATCACTGATGGTGGCTCTGTTGCCTGTGGCGCGCTGCACAATGTTGATCAGCTCGCTTGTTTTCATTGCTGGATCTCCTGGAATATGGCTGAGATGTTTGGCTCACTGATAACACCCTGCAGGGGATAGCAAGGCTTACACATTATGCGGCTGGGGCCCTCGAGCATCAGAGATCTGGTGACTGTTGTGCCCTCGACTACAGTATACAGGCAGCCCACGAAGTTGAAATATTGAGCGATCTCACTGCCTGTTTTCCTGCCCTCAAATGCTGGTCTGGAGTGCCTTACGCCGGTTGATTCCTCGGTCTCAGATTCTATCAGGCAGATGCAGATAACATTCTTCTTTAGGTTCCGAATCCTGCGGATCAATGCTCTCATATTCTCTGCCATCTTTCCCCAGTCCTGAATCTGGAATCCCTGGCCATCTTTCTTGCGTGCCATAATCCTGTCCTTGAGCAATCGCTGAGCCTCTGTCAGAGAGTCAATCACAATGGTATCATACTGGGCAAAATCCTCAGGTGACTCATCGATCTCACGGAGCACAGCTGCCAGCATATTGGCATTCTCAATGTGGATGATGTCAGCCTCTGGATTGCTGTGGCTGATGCTCGCCTGGCCATTCTTCTCAGTCAGCAGTACCAATGGCCTTGGGGCTGTTGCTGCCAGGAATGATTTGCCGCTCCCGCTATCGCCATAAATCAGGCCCTTGATGGTTGTGCTGGATCTTGCTTGACCAGCGTTGATGATGTTGAATTTGCTCATAGTGACCTCCAAGTCTGAGCGGTTTATAGATCGGTGAAATTGCCATACCACCCACAGCTGTTCCTATGGTTGCACACAGGCCACTTGGTGGTGTTTGGCATTGATAAATCAAGTGAAAAATGGACTGATGCCCGGCCACAGTTTGGGCAGGTGATTCGCCTGGCCTCGTTACCTATTACGTGAGCACCCAGATGGCTGGTTATTTGTTCTCTGACTGCTAGATCTTCAATGCTGTCTCTAAGATTTACAGAGCCATCACCATAGCTTTTTGGCCTGGTGTTTATCCGCTTGGGAATCTTAATGTGTTGATAGTCCAGCTCTAACAAATCCCCAATGTGGTGCCCTGTTGAGTGGGAGCTCAGAAATATCTCAGGGGTGTTTCTGGGGATAGCATAGCGATAATAAACCCTAGCTGTGTCCTTTAGCGCTTTGATATCTGGCTCACTCTCTGGTCCCAATGTGGCCTGATAATACTGATAGGCAGCTCTGTGGGCTCTATTCCAATCGCCTGCTGGTATTGGATATTTGAGTGGCAGGATTATCCTGTATTTGTGTTTTTTCGGGGTGTGGCTCCAGCTGGTGTGGGCCAGTGTGGTGACACCTTGAGCAGCGAATAACCTCCAAACATCGAAAGGCCAGACACAGTCATCACAGTCGTATACCAGCATATTGATGCTCTTTGCTGTTGTTCTGGATCTGCGGCTGTTTGCTTTGAATGTTGTGGGGCTCCAGAGTGGCAGCTTTCCTTTTTCATCACATCCTTTGATGGGCTCTAATAGATACTCAATCAATCTATTAAGCCCGGCCTTGGCTTGGTGGACAGTTGGGTCTTTTGTGTGTTTAAATACTGAGAACTCAAACCCTATAGGGTGCTGCTGTGTAAAGCCTAATTTTGGTGTGTGGTTGTTCATTGGTTGCCTGTATCCAATCTGATGCACATATCATCACCACCTGGCCATCATCGTGCATCAGGTGAGTCCGCTGCAGGGCATCTAGGATCATTTTGATTAGGTTGTCTGTGTCTGGGCGCTTGACTCGGGCAATGCGCCCTGTGAAGTCTTTCTTTCTGTTTAGTCGTTTAGGTCTTGGAAATACAAACTCAACGACCAAGCTGATTGGGGTGTCTTTGGTTGGGGGCTCAATGTCAGAGATCTCAGAGTTGATCACAGCCACCAGGTGATCTTGATGCTCTCGATTTGCTTTGTCTCGAAACACTCCATATTTGCTAAACCTTGGTCGATTCAGCTGGACTGGTTTGCCTGGGATTGTTTGGGTGTGTAGGTGTGACCACATTGGGTCTCCTGGGCTATCAGCTTGGCTGCCTGCAGAAAGTGATTCTCTGCTTGTGGACAAGTATACAGCCCGAAACAGAATCGCCATAAGTTTTGGATCTTAGGCACTGTTTCACCATCAACCCATTGCTGGCAGGTGCTAGCTGCTACCCTGGCCAGCTCAGCTGCTGATCTCCGGGTCAGCTTGTGGATCTCCAGCTGATTCTTGAACCAATCTTGAAAGGTCATAGAGCCCCCTGGGTGTACAGCCATTGCTTTGCCTGTTCGTGGCTCAGGAATATGCGGCTATAAATGCGCCTATTTAGCGTGTATTGTGCCCGGTAGTATGTTGAGCCATCTGCATTGAACCTGAGGATGTGTGGGCTCATTTTAGCCCCCTAGGTCTGCCATAATCCCAGATCCGGCGCTGCAGGGCTTCTGAGTAATGGTGATATACCATCAAAGCTCGGTTTTTGGCATCAACATTCTGCTGGGCTCTGGCGTGGTCTTTCCACAGTCTCATTTGCTGGACTATCTGCTTTCCAGACAGCTCACTGAGATCATTACCTGGGATCATCATCATTGGGCCATCCAATCAACCAACTTGGCCAGTTCAATCAGGAACATAAAGACAACCGGATAACCAAAGGCCAACACAAATGCAGTGATACTTAGGACTTTCAGATCTTTCATTGCTTGCTTGTATTTCATCTCATCTCCCAGAGTCTGTCTTGTATATCATAACCATCAAACCATTCATCAATGAGCTGGCCATAGGCCACTGTGATGTGTGGGTTTTTCTTGCGCTCAGCCATTGGCATATCAGCCGGATACAGTGTGCCATATCGATATGCCTCAAGCTCTTTCCAAGTGAATGGGCAAGCTGTCTGATTCATCATTTCCTGGATGGCCATATGGCTTTGTGTGTGGGCATCCCGATCGCTTTGCCTGGGTAGCATATATCCCATGAATTTGTGGGCCCTGATTGCTGCCCTGAGTTGTTCCCTGAGTGTCATTGTGTTTCTCCTGTTGTTATTAGATGCCCCGATTACAATCATCGGTTTTCAGCTCGGGGCCACACTGAATTTGTTTAGTCAATACAGTCTTCAATCAGCTTATTCAGGCAGGCTGCCAGATACTGGCCACCCACACCGGGCTCATCCATCCAAAATGTCTGGATCCCTAGCTTTTCCTCTTGGTATCCACCAACAGCATCTTTTCTCTGCTGCTGGAATGCTTTAAATGTTCCATCTGGATAGAATAGTCTGCGGAATCTGACTAGGCCTCCACCAGAGCAGGGGACTGCTGGGGTAAATGTGTATCTCTGATAGTCCATCAGAGTCTCCACATCTTTGAGATCAGAGCAGATAGAATGCATTCTTTTTTGCAATTCGAAATATGCAGCATGTTGCTCTGGGTGTTCAACGATAATCAGGTAACCATCTATATCAAATTCAAAGTCAGTGAATGTTGTTCTCATTGTGTCTACCGCTTCCCAATACAGTGATGTGTAATGCTCAAGCAATAACTGATACTCAGCGTTATCATCTCTCATCTTTGATGTGTGTTCTACTAGTTGATCGATTGTCATTCGTGCGGTCATTGTCGTTCTCCTGTTGTTGTTGTTTGAGGTGTTCCGGATAGGCTCCGGCGGGCCATTCGTGGTCTTACTTATTGTGGTTTTCAAGAATCCTATAAGCGTTTTCATCAATATTTAATTCTTCAATCCCAATAACGTCTAAAGTATTTTGTAGTTGTGAAATTACTTTAGCCATTTCATATCTTCCGAATTTGTCTTTGGATAATGCTGCTATAGCCTCTGTAAGTGTTTGGATTGCTTCTAGTCTATGTTTGATTGTCATGTCGTTCTCCTGTTGTGTTGTTGTCTTTTCTCTCGCTACCACAATCACTGTATCCTTTTCCGAACAGGGTTGGCAACACTAATACACAAATAAACTGCATTTTTTTTGCCATAACTCTAAACTATCCCCAAGGGATCGGGATATGTCAGAGATCAAAAATAACTTACGCAGAGGCCAAAACCGATTCCGAAAGTGGTGCATACCACTATTAAGGCAGCATTTGGGAGGCCATTGGATGTGCGTGGAGGGTACCTGTTTGGACCGTGAGCTGGGTGTGGATTGGTACCAAACCCACTCAGATTCCAAGCTGGATTGGTGTGTCAGAATCTGGATGAGCAGACCAAAGCCACACTTTACAGGCAGGCTATACCACTATGATATGCCGGCTGTGGAACTGGAAGCGGGCCAGAGATTCAATCAGATACTGCTGGGCAAGCCCACTCCAGATATGAGCTGTGAGGCCTTTATCCATAACAACCAGGTCACCTGCTATGTTGCTCCATTCAGAGCTGTCTGGCATTGTGCTTTGTATCGGTTTTCTGAGCTTGAGACATTCAATCTAACCAGAAATAACCGCTCAACTAAATTCATCAGGATTCCCCACTCAATGATCGGTGAGGTTGATTGCTACCAGGGGACTATTTAGTCACCGCATCACGGATCACTTTGATGTCGTGGCTCATCTGTTCCTGCTGGTGAACTATCTTCTGGATGCTGCTTTGGTATAGCTTCCGATCTTCATCGTGAGAATCTATCATTTTATCCATCCGGCTCATGTGGGCCTCTACGACTACCGGCACCCACTTGGCCAACAGCTTTCCAAGGGCATACAGCAGCCCAACAGCTAACATCAAAGCGCTGAATGGACCTGTCAATGCGCTGATTAGTTCTGGGCTCATGTGTTCCATCCTATTATCCCCTGGGCTATGGCTCGAGCGATTCTGCTTATCCCTTTTATACTAAGGAATTGGCTATGTGTGTCTATGAAAATTGGCTCACAGCAGATGGCCACAGGCCGCTTGACATTGCGTATCGTGTAGAATGCGTTGCTGGTCCAGTCGTCTGGGCTCGCTGCAATTGATTTGGTCTGAATGTCCAGAGCTGTCCCAAGCTCAGCACAGATGGCAGCTGCTAGGCTAGGCCCCTGGGTGGATCTGTGGTCATAGAACATCGCTCCATAATTACCTCCACCAGCATTCAAATGCATTGCCAGATAAACTGCTGGCCCTGGGTGGCTTTCCATATAGGAGTTGACTCTGGCGTGCCGTGCTGAGTAAGTACCATCAGAGATTGGCATCACCTCGATGCCGTGATCTCTAAGCAAGATCTCCAGCTCTATGCCGATTCGTGCTGTCCAGATTGCCTCTGCTTCAGCTGCTGTGATCTGGCCATCTCCATCCAGATCTCTGCTTGCTCCCAGATCTCTGGTGTTGTTAGGCTTCCCTGCGTGCTGTCGGTCAATGAATACGATCACTTTAGCTCCAGTTTATTGTCTAGGATTTTGGATGTGATTGTCTTCAAACATCAGTGTAAACTCAAAGGCCTGCCCATTCCAGCGCTTGGAAACCACCAGCATTTTGTGGCTGAATAAATGCAGCCTCGAGTTGGTCACCTCAACACAATCACCCAGCTCAAGCCAGCCCCACTCAAAGCCTGCTACGACCGTAAATTGTTTGATAGGCAGTGCATATGCTCTAACGATGTCCATAGCTATTCTGTCAGCTGTGGCTCGGCTGTAGACATACTCAGTTGTCACGCCTTGCTCCTGGATGCCATAACGCTGCTGAGAGATGACAGCATAGTCACTGCCTATCTCACCATCATTCAAGGGAACTGCTGTGCATACCACCTGCTGAGATTCATCATCATCAAATCCCTTGGGGGCATACTTGACCACAGATCTGTTGATCAAATCACCTGTGGACCTGATGGTCTCAACTGCTGAGATCTGCAGCCAGTCTTCAGCGACACCAATGGACACAATCCCAACCGGGTGAATCAACTCAAGGGCCCAGAGCTGAATCAACACTGGTTTGATCCCATTGGGGCCGCCCACTATGCTGATGGGCAGATATGGCAGGATGTTGCCGCTCAACCAATCCCAGGCCCCAATGGTTGGATCGTTGACATACCCTGCAAAGCTATAGCGATTCAGTATGGCTGACATATTAGCCCAGGCAGCGTGATCCACTAGCTGGCCAGTTTTCTCAAGGGCCCACCTGCATATATCTCCACCCCCCTGCAGGACACTGTCTCGATATGGACTCTGGATGCCACCAATGCAGCTCACATAATACTCACTGGCATTCTCCCCGGCAAAAGCATTACACCCAGGAAAGGCCAGAACATCAGTATTCAAGATCTGGATATAGCTATAGTAGTTACCTCGAGCATCCACCGAAGTTCTGATTGGCTTGAGTAGGGTGTTACCAATTTGATCTTTTATGGTCACATCCAACCCAGAGCCCAGAACACTTGGGCCCTGGATCAGTCTGCCTGCACCGATCAAAGCCCGGATACCATTTAGGCTTGAGTGGTCATCAGATATACAATAAGCTGGCACACTAAATACCTGGGTGGTGGTTCCATCTGCCTGATTGATCTGGCCTGGTTCTCCAAAGACAATTGGATAGGCTTTGCCATCTGCTGTTTCAATGTCTCTATCGGCCCAGCGCTCATCGATTCTCAGCTCTGGATCTATTAGCAATCTGGACTCATCAAAGGGCTCAGCGGATATGCTGATGGCCAGAAAATCCTCAGGCTCCAGCGGGTCACCATATTGGGGCTCCTGGATGATGCCCTTGGTCAATATGATTCTCTCCTCATAGGCGCTGACAGACCGATCATCAAACATCACATAGCTAAAGACAGCAGAGCTGCCTTGGATGCCATTGCCTAGAGCAAACTCCAGCAGAATGTCAACACCATCCAGGATAATGCTGCAGCCAAGCACATTGGTATCCAGTTGCGTGCTGCCTATGCTCATCGATTCCTGATAATCAAACTCCAGCAGTGATCCAGTAAATGGAATCAGTCCAGAGTCAGATGGCACATCAACAGCATCAGAGGCCACTCGATAGAGCTGGCCATTCCAATCGATCTCCAGCAAAAATATTGGCTGTTTTCCTAGGCGCTCTTTCAAGCTCATCTGATCTCCCTGAGTGACACAGTGCCCACGCGCATCAGCTCACCTGAGCCCTGGCCTAATGATTCATCACCCAACACATTCTCAATCTGTAGATCATCGCTGATAGTAACCATAGCGTGCTCGTGATACCTATTCAGTGATCTCTCTGTGGCTGCTGATCTGCGCACAATCGGCAAATACACAACAGCATTTGATGAGCCCACCAGGTGCTTGACTAGCCCCAGCATCGTGGTTGGTGCTGAGCCCTCTGCCGCTGTTGGGATTGCTGCTCCTGCTGTGCTTGATGTGTAGTGATTGGGATTGGCTGGATTATCAAATAGCTCAGAGATATCCACACCCTCAGCCCAGGCGATTCTGAATGTCCTGCCACCATCTCCTGTGGCATTGGTTCTCAGGATGCCATTGCTCTGAGTGCTGGATTCCACATCAGCCACATATTGAATAGTCCTACCTCGGCCATATTGGTGAGCAGGGAACACCACAGGGCCCATGACCATCTTGCCGATCTCAAAATAGCCCTCGCGGGTTCTCTGGGCTGTGATGTTGATTCGATACCCTGCGGTATCATTCAGGGAGCTGAGTAACACTGTGAGATCATTGGGGATCAGGAATGCTGAGCCGCTTGTGGGGTCACCTGTTAGAGCATCCTCGAGCTGGATAATGCATTGCTTGGTTGTCTGATTGCTCAGGACACCCTCTGCATTATAGTTAATCTTCCGAACCACTGATGTGTCACCAGATGTCAGCATCACTCGCCACCCAATACACTCACCATAATGGAAGAACTCTCCTGAGCTTGATGTGCTGCTGATGGTGTTGCCTGCTCGTGTAAAGTTGAATGGAATCCCATTGGCAAAAGTGGCAACGCTAACCCAGCTGGTTGACCCGGCATCATAGCGCTCAATGGTCACATCTTTGAAGTTGATGTTTTTCAAGCTGATTCCAAAGGTTCCTCCAAGTGTCCTGTGGTTGGCTGTCAGTGCTGTGTCGATCTGCCAGGCCACTCTCTCCTGTGGGGTGTTATTGGTGTCCGGGTTTGCTATTGCATCCCCTCTCCAGCCCACTCTGGCTGATGGTTGGATTGAATACAGCATATTGGTGGCAGGTGTGTCAAACCTGGGGGAAATCTGGAATGTTTCACCCTCTCTGGCTGGGCCATCTTTGGTGCTAATCTTTAGACCGTTGGCGATGTGTGTCATGAATCCATGTGGTGGATATGGCTTGGCATTGTTCTTGGTGGTGTCTATCAGCTTCCCTGTGAGCGCTGCGCCAATGCTATAGGACACATTGAACCAATGACACTCAATATTGGCAACGTGCCCAGAGGTGACTCCGAACTTGACCTGGTTGCCTGATCCTGTGGCCGCTGCTGCTGTTCCCTGTAGAAGGCTATATCGGCGCGCTGCTGCTGTGCTTGCTCGGTAATAGACTGATGCCACTCCTGTGGCGTTATCCAGCTGCAGAATGATGTCAAAGCCATCAGGAGCTGATAGTGAGCCCACAAATGCAATTGGTACAGTCGTGCTGGCATTTGCATCGAACAAATATAGATGAGTCAATCCAATCACCAATCTGATAGTAAACACATCAGTACCTGCTATCTCCTCAATTTGAACATCAAATCCAGTGCCCTTGGCTGTTGAGGCCCCTGAGACTACCTTGACCTTGAACTTTGCAATAAAGCCCCCGGTTTTATCGCTAAATGTCTGGCTAAATGCTCTGGTGTTACCTGCTGTCACATCGAGTTGAAAATGATCACCTTGAAGCACTTCGGTACCTGTTCCTGATCCTGTCCACCCGGTTACAGCTGGCAGCCTGATTGGCAACCAATCCAGATAGTTTCTGCCTCGGTTCTGCTCCTGTGGATACTCCAGCAGCCTGGGATAGTTGACAGTGCCATAACCACCGAGATGATAACCATACAGTGACCCTGAGTGATTGTTTCCTGTGTCTCCGGGTTCCATATTGACCAGCAGCATTTGATCTCCAAATGTTCCACTGACCCCAATGATGTTATTTAGATTGTCATCAGTGTCTCGAGGTGTATAGCAATTTGGATTCACACTTGCTCCACCTGCTCCAAGCTGAATCCAGGTTTTCCCCAGGTCTCTAAAGCTGATGCCCAATAGATCACTAAAGGCCACAAAGATTGAACCTTTATCAGATGCCACAGACTCAGCGACCACATAAAGCCTCTGGTCATCATCCAACCACATTGACTTTTGACCAGCCAGCAAATTAGATGTGGCTGCTGCTGTTGCTGATGGGAATGCAAATGAGTCAGAGGCCAACACAGTCAGCGCTTTGGCTATGCTCTCATGGGCATTGGTCAGCCTGGTGACTTTGATGCCATCTACCTCAAGCCAGCTGATGACAAAGGCCTCACCAACTGTCTCAACATCCATCTGATGGAATGCCTGAGCCCCTGATGTGGTTATCACCTCGGTGAACTTCATCCCCTCTGATGTGCTGGCATACTGGGCACACAGATTCCGATTGCTCAAGCTGGTGTTGTGGCTCTGCAGCTCAGCCAGTAGAATCACCTGTGAGCTGCTTGCTGCCATTCTGATTCGTGCCAAGTCGAACCCACTAGCCCCGGCACCAGGTGAGCCAGCTACAGAGATATTACTAGGCAGTGCTCTCTTGCTCTTTAGTGACCAGTTGATCCCATTATCAATCGACCTATACACCAACAGATTTGCTGTGTTGTCGATGCTGTTTACTTGCCAATATGCCAACAGTATTGAACCATCTGGCATCTCACATAGTGCTCCGTGCCTTGATTGGCTGACCAATGTCCCTGTGGCCACTGTCTCAATGTTCGTGGTGGTTGCTGTTCCTGTGGTGCTGATTCTTACTATCTGAATGCTGTTCTGTGATGCTGTTTGCTTCTCCACAACAGCGATGATCTCACTGGTCTCACTCAGCTTGATGGCATCCCTGGGGATCAATGTGGTTGTGGCTGTTCCACTGTTGCTGACAATCGTGCGCCAATGGCTCAGCATATTGGCTGCATCTGATCCATAATAGTCAGACTCTGTGGATTCTTTCCATTCAAATTTAGGTTTGTCTTGTATGTGTCCAGCTTCAGCGGTTCTAATCGTTATAATGTCTGTGCCTTGCAGGCCACTGGTTTGAACCACCAGCCCTGAGTCCTGGTCAGGACTGCTCAGGCCTGCTCTGCGTGTTCCCTGGGTGAATATGCTTTGGTCAGCCCATTGATTATCTGCATCCATCTCCAGCGGTATGATGAATCCTCTCAAGTTGTCTGGTGATGTGTCTGCCATCTCAGCTCCCTAGTATCTGCGGATCGGTTTCCGACCCTTTTGCTTCCGTGCTGACTTATTATAACGATCTATGTGCCTAAATGGTTGGATTATCACCACCTCATTTTGTGTTGAGCTCCCACTCATTAGTTCCCTGACTCCCTGTTCTCCTCCGATACGATTTACAGTGGCTCTGTCCAGAACTGCCTCACCTGATAAGACTGTCCTTAGCTGCTCATCTGGCTGCAGGAATCCACCCATGTGGCTGGTCGGTGGCTTCTGTGATAGCACTGTCCCGAGCTGCACCGCTCCAGCTGCTCCGGCTGCACTGGCCAGAATAATACCAGGAGGCCCTGGAAATGTTGCTAGTGCTTTCATAATGGCCTCAGCAGTGCTAAATCCAATATTTGCGATACTGCTTAGCTGATTCATTACAAATTCCTGCTGCCTAAGCTTTTCAATCTCATCGCTGGTTGAATTTTCAATCCTGGTTATCGCTGCAGCCTCATTGGCTTTGATCTGCTCTTTCCTGGCTGCTGCCTCTAGCTCACTGATCTCTTTGGCCTGCACCAATCTGTCCAGCTCAGCTATCTGCTGCTCAGTGCTCTCCTGGGCTTGTGCTATCTCATCTGCAGTCTGTTGCTCCAGATTGCTAGCACGTTGGCCCAATAGCTGACTGATTGCATTATTTAGCTTGATGGCAGCATTTATCCCAATCTTAGTCTCATCCATTATGTGCTTGATTCTCAGGTCGTGACTCTTCTGCTCAATCTCATCTCTGATGACCTGCTGGGCTATCAATAGATCGTGATAGTTTCCTGTTTCCTGGGCCAGCTTTGTCAAGTTATCCAGCTCTCTGTTGTGCTTGGATTCTAGTTTGTGGATCTGTGCATCCACTCCCTGGAGCACAATCGAGTTAAAAGCCTGGTCAAATTTCTGCTCTTTCTCAAGGCGGGCCATCTCTGCATTGTGATTGGTCTCTGCCTCTAGGCTTTCAGTGAGCATAGCTTTAGCGGCTGCCTCTGCTCTTTTGTTCTCTAGTATTTTGATTGATTTATTAAATTCAATCTGCTTGGCCGCGTTCCCTTTGATGAGATGTTCCTGCTCTCTTAGGGCCTCTATCTGTTTGGTGTAAGGTAGCTCTGCAGCCTCAACAGCATCCAGTCCGCTCTCCAAAGCTGCTGCTATCAAACTGTCAAGCTCATTGATTTTCTCTTTGTTCTCTAGGATTCTGGTGGTCCTGATGTCCTCTTCAGATTGTGCTTGATTGTATTCATTCTGTAGCTCGAGCCGTTCCAGCTCAGCCCTGACAGTCTCCTCACCTGTGACTTTGATGCCCTGTCTAATCTTTTCCTCTTTGCTGATCTCAATCTGCAGAGCTGTGGCCAATGCTGTTCTGGCTTTGGCATTGGTTAGGCTAAACATGGTTATCAAATTCTCTGTGTTGCTAACCGTGTCAAATCTTGCCTGGGCTGCTTTGACTAACTCCTTTTCGGATTTGGTCACACTGAAATTGCCCTGCTTGATTCTCATTAGAATCTTCAGCACTCTCTCAGATTGTCTAATGCGCTCACTGACTGCATCCACATCAGCTTGAGTGGCTGCCACTATGTCCCTTTGTGCTTTGGCTTTATCTGCATCCAGTTGGCTGAGCTGCCCTGTGAAGACTGCCAGAGCACTGTTGGCATCATCATAACGGTTGGACACATTGGTGACTATCTGCGCGATCTCGCTTAGCCTGTTGCGGTTCTCTTCTTCTGCCTCAGCCAATCTGTCCAGAATGTCAAGCCGTTTCTCCTGGGCCATATTTAGAATACCAAAGGCACCAACAGCCAGCCCGAGTCCAGCTGCCAGCTTGATAAACATTGGGTTCAAAGCATTCAGCCCCAGAGTCACCGCCTCAAATATGGCTGCAGCATCAGAGCCCAGCATCACCACCTCACCCAGAGCTGGTGAGAATAGATTGGCAGCTGTCCCGGCGCCCATGAATGCTCTATCAAGATCTCCAGCCTGATCACCTAGATCCTGGACTTTGTCTGCTGCATCTTTGGCACTTTCCTGCACTCTCCTCATTGCTCTGGATTGTGCTGCTGCTGCTTTCTTGGCTGACCGCTCAGCTTTCTTGAACTGTCTATCAAGCTGGCCGACCATCTTTTTGGCTTCCTGCTCGGTGATGCCAGGCATCTTCTGCAGCTGGTTGATGAGCTGCTTTAGGTCTGCTCTATAGGAAATCTCAACCGACTTATTTACGTCTGCCATTTTTCAACCCTTATCAATCAGTTTTGTTATTTCATCAGCAATCACATTGGCCACTGGTTTGGTTTTTTTCTTTGCTGGTTTCCATATTAGTTCATTTGAGATGCGAACACCCAGAGGCAGAATGATCGGGCTCCCTGATGCGGTACGTGAGTCCATACCCATCTTGATAGCCCAGGCATAGGGAGCATCATTGACCACACTGGCCACAACTGTTCCATTGCGCTGGATAACTAGTGTCCTGCGAAACATATCAGCACTATGAGGCCGTTTGGATTCTGGCTGCTCTCTGCGCTCAGTCTGTGCCAGGCTCATGTCCAATGTTCCCCGCTCGAGCATATCTCTGGCCGCCACCCGGGCCCGGTTATCACTGTAGCCCTGAGCCCTGAGTCTGTCTCTCTGCTCTCTGAGAGCCAGCACCCTGTCCTCATTCTTGGTTGATTGATTGACTGGCCAATTCTTTTTAGCCTCCATTTCAATCTCTCTGGTAGTCTCTTCTAGTACCTTGGCTGTTTCTGGTGCTATTCGCTGCAGAAATGAGGTGAAAAACTCAGTTGGATCTGAGTCAAATTCCACACTACTTTTGCCGGCTTTGACTATCATTTTTCCACTCTGCAATCATTGCATTGATTTTAGCATTTTTTATCCGCTCTTTGCGCTGCTCTGATTGCTCTGTTGATTCCATTGCCAGCCTATGCTCTGCTATCAACTCCACCTTTTGCTCTGTGGTCAATGTCTCAAACCACCAGGGATCTTTATTCCACCTCAGGCTGATTATCAGACCGAGTCTTCTGATCTTCCCTGGGGTGGTGTGGACAAAAAATCAGCAGTACTTTCAACCTCTGCCTCTGTAGGAATTGCCTTGGCCATTTCAAACAGACAAGTGGCGCCAAGCTCATAGATCTTACCAGGTGTAAAGCCGTTACCAAGTAGCCTCTCCAGAACTTTGCCACCGTACTCCAAAGGGTTACCATCTTTTGATTTGTACTTAGGCAAAACAGCCAGATGATCAAAGCATACACCAATAGAGCCAGCACATAACCTACCAAGTTGAGCCCGGTTCGGCTCAGCACCCCAGCAAGACACAAAATCAAGACAAATAGCAAGGTTATTGGGTGTGCGAATTTGATCATTATTGATCCCTACTAGATTCATGGGGCCTCCCTAATCTATTCATGGTTTAGCTGGCAGTGATTCCGCCATAGCAAGTGAAGTTCAATGTGAACTGGCTAGGGTCTCCCTCAGAGAAATCCAGTGAGCAAACACATTTGGCCATAGTCACCTGGTGATCAGAGTCATCACCAAAGTCAGTCCCCTCAGCTTCATACCGGATGTCTACGCAATAATGCTCAACAAATGGTGATCCAACTGTCCCTGTGCTGATGTTAGCTGCATAGAATCCAACACCGCTGATGAAGTCACGTACTGAGCCTGCATTTGAAGCATCGGTGAACTGTCGGAAATGGAATGCAAAAGATCCGGTGATTGGCTCATCATCGCCCTTTCGGACTGTGCGAATCGTGCCACGATCTCTGATTACTGTCTGAGCTGCCAGGGGCTCTGAAAAGGACATATTGCCCTCTTCAAACTCAACATTGAGAGTGACCGGTGTGCCGGTGCCATCTTTGAGAACGATCACGCCATCTCTGCGTACCTTGGGGACTACTGAATAGGCCATTGCTGACTCCTATTTGATTAATTGATTGTGTGTAGGACTGTAAATTCTAAAGTTATTATAACATATTCTTGAGAGTCTGTGACAGCTCTGGATGTAGTCTCATAACGTATCTGAAAGGGCTGAGCACTGTAGTCTTGTAGCACAGCCATTATCACCTCTTCTTCTGTGTTCAAGCTGTTGTCATAGTCTACAGGATAGGCATCCAAGGGCCTCAAGCGGTGAGCAAATATGATTCTCAGTGTGCTATTGCAATACACGCCCACAGAGCGCCTCTGGCGTTCATTCATTGCTGAGGTGCTGTCTATACCTATAGTGAACCCTTTGTGAGCAATGGTGTCCTGTGTGCGCCCGAAATAGGCCGGGGTTTGCTTGCTGAGCTTGAACCCGGATACAGTGAGCACCTTTGTGGCTACCTGTGATCTAATTGTGCTGAGTATCGGCATCAGTATCGCCTATGAGATGAGCGGTGAGTGTTGCACAGATAAATAATAGGCTGCTTGCTCACTCTGTTGTCTGGGTCTTCTGCCTTGCCATCGTGCCCAATATCATACACAAAGTTGATGGTTTTCCACTCGTGCCCATACTGCTTGAAATGCTCATTAGCTAAATCCAGATAACGCCCATTAGATTGGCCCAGAGAGCTGTGGAAGTCTCTAAAAATATAGTACAAGCTGAGGTTCTGATGTGCTGATCTGAATGCCTCTGGAGACATCACCAGATACTCAAGGCCCCCTCCCTCTCTGCGCAATCTCTGCAGGATAGTGAACCAGGCCTCATCAATATAGGTTTGATAGCTGCTTAGTGAGCTGGGCCTGAGGTCAGCCAGCTGGCTATATGTGGCAGTTAGGTCACCATCAGAGACCACTGGATAAAGGCGCCTGAGGACCACACTGGCCATCCTCCTGAAGTGGAATACAGCCCCTGAGATTGTGACCGCCCATTCCTCCAGGTAGCCCTCACCCAACTCCAGAGTGGAGACCAACTGCCCTGCGCTAATTGTGTATTGAGCTATTGAGCCCACTACTGTGCCCGCCTGAGCATCCACAATGGCATCACCGTTTGGTTTCTTTAGTGTATAGGTAAATGATGCCGGTTCTACCAATGACCCATCTCGATATATTGGCAGGTCAACTACTTGTGACCGGCCTCTCTCCAGCAGTTGGACTATCTTGATTTGTGGGGCGTATGGCAGATCACTTGAGGACATCTAATATTTCCTGGTATTGCTCTTCAATGGTTTTGTTTTCAAGCTCAGCAAATATGGCTTTCATTCTCTCCAGCTTTGCTGATTGCTTTTCATATTGTGCTTTGGCCACCGGCTCATGTGTTCTGTTGGCCCAGCGCTTTGGCACTTTCTCGAAGTCTCTAATCATCAGATCAATGAACACTTTGTGAGGTGTTGGGGCTTGGCCTGACAGCATCAATTCAAGTTTCCACTTTAGGAACCCAATTTCATCAAAGCTTCGGATGACTCTCCCTGCTATTGTCTCAAACTTTGCCCACTTGGGAGCGTAGAATGTCCCCCCCTCTGCTGGATATGTCCGGAGATAATCGTGCCTATTGAAATCAAGAATCACATAACCATCCTGCTGCAGCTGGCCCAGCCTTGGACCTGCATCCCCTATCTCTCCACGGACCTGCTTGACACCGTTGACTCCAGCTCTGATTTGCTCAGAGTCGAATCTAGGGATAAATAGGCTAATCAGTTTCTTCTTCTTGCCCACTTTGATCTCGGTCTCAAAGAACTCCAGATGACCCTGATGGACTATGTAATAGAATAGAAAGTTGCGGGTGATTGGCAACCGGGTGTTTGTGTTGATCTCTGATTGTGCCCAGGGCTGGGCGAGGTTTGAATAATCCATAAAAGCCTCCTATATAGATTATAATTACAATTATCAAAAGGTGCACTGATGGGCCCAGGGAGGCCATCTGGCCCCACCAGGCACCAACCGAACATAATTAGATGTTTGACTCGATGCGGACACCGCGATCATTCTCAAGGATAGACATACCAAGATAGGCGTGTCCAATCACCTGAGTGACTGCTTTGTCAGCTTGGCGGTCCATCTCAACAGTCACTGGTCCCATTGCCATAGTCTCAGCACCAGAAATGGCTGGAGAGCCATCTGCATAACCCAGAGCACCAGGGCCCCACATAGCTGCTTTGAAATTGGTTGAGTCATCAGTGATGAATGAGCTGGTGTAAATGTCAACACCCAAGAATGAGCCTTTGAATCCTTTACCTTTTGCGCCCATGATGTCAGCACCCAGAGCTGGCTGGAATACCAAAGCACCACCAGTCAAAGACTGGATTGAGTCCTGTAGTTCATTGAACTGCTTAGGATGCAGGAGAGCCACAAATGGACCATCAACGCCACGATTTGAGCTGGCGCTCTGCAGCTGCTGATAAGCATTCATAAAATCGTCAACTGCCAATGTGGTTCCACCTGCGATGGCATTGCTAAAGCTGGCCATTGTGCTAGCTGTCAAGCTGGCAAAATTTGCTTCATAGCTAGTGGCGATTGCCTGAGCCAAGCGGAATGGGTCTACCTCGTTTGCACCACCGAGTCCAGTCATTGATGCCAGGTCAGTGATTGAGTAAGCCAGAGCCAAGCGCTTGACAGCAACATCCACAGATGCATCAGTCAACGCAGTTGGAGTCACTGCATCCGCTTCGGTTCCACCATCGAACTCAGCAAACAGGTCACGCCCATAAGCTGCCTGTCTGACTCGGATAGTGTCTGAGCCCATGCCATTGATAGATCCAACGTAGTCAATATATGGAGAGTTACGGAGGTTCACAGTGTCGTTGAGTAATAGTCGAATCTCCTGGGAGATCATATGCGCCATGCGTAGGTCATTTTGTAGATTGTGTGAGGTAATAATAGCCATTTTGAAATCCTAATGATTTGATGTGTGATTGATAAATGGCTCTCTGCTATTACCGGCGCGACCGTACCATTTTATGTGATATGATTCAGTATAAGCTTAACACATAAATGGATTGAATTATGAAATATTACACCAGCAAAAAGAAGCAACCAAAGCCAAAGAAGCCAAAGCCAAAGACCAAAGGCAAAAGATAATGGCTGCCAAGGTTCCAAAAAAATACACCTCTGGGCTCAGTGAGTCCACAGCTGCCAAACGTAAAGCAGAGATACGTAAACGCATCAAAGGCAAAAAGGCTGACAGATTCAAGCCGCTGCCTGGTGACTCAAAAAAGACCAGGCGCAGAGGCGCTGGCACAATCAAAGCCACCCGATCTGGTGTGCGTGATCGTATCATCGAAGAAGCTGGGAAACTGAGTGGATCAACCAAATCCAGGTTTATCAGTGCCACTGCCAGCGTGACTGGAGCACCCAGAGCCATAATCAAAAAGGTCTATGAACGTGGGGAAGCTGCCTGGGCTGTTGGCCATCGACCTGGGGCCACTCAAAGCCAATGGGCTCGGGCTCGCGTTTATGGTTTCATTACTGGTGGCAAAAGCACCAGGCGCGGGATGCCAGATCACAGCCTGTATCAAGAAGCAAAAAAGAGCATGTAAAAAGGCCCCCTGGAGATCCAAGGGGCCTAGTTTACTAGGGAGCTCAAAATTATATTGAGACCGCTATGTCCAAAGTGACACCAACAGCGGACTTAACTTTCACGTTATTTGTGTCTTGATACTGGACCTCAAGCTGCACCAGATTACCACTGGCATCCATTGCAGAAACGTGGACCAGCTTCTGACCGAGTCCGTGGTTCAAGGTTGCAAAGGTGTTAGCAGTCAACGCTTGAGATGCAAATTGCTTTCTGAAGCTAGACAGCAAAACAGACAGCTCACCTACACCAGCATTGTATGCCAACAGGTTAGTATCAGCGCCTGGGCTTGATGCTGAGATCTGACCACGAACAGAACTAGAGCTGAGTGCAATCTCTCCACCAGACTTGGCAAGGAGGCCACCAGCAACAGTGATTTGATTTTGTACTGTGGTGGCAGTGAGATCAAATTGACCAGTGCTGTTATTATACTGAAGCAATCCAGAGCCATTGACACTGAGCTGGTTTCTGACTGATGCTGCCGTTAGTCCAATCTCACCATTTGAATCATCATAGGTGATCAAGCCAGTTCCAGAGAACTCACCGAGAACAGCTGCAGATGCCAAAGTGATTTGGCCAGCTGACTTGCTGAGCAATCCACCAGCCACTGTGATCTGGCTTTGGATAGTTGATGCTTGGAGATCAATCTCTCCATTGCTATTGTCATATGAAATCAAAGCACCAGATTTGGCGCTAATCTTTCCACGGATGACAGAGTCTGCAATGCTATAAGATCCAGTCGAGGAATCATATGCAAGGTTGGCACCAGCTGAAAACAGCCCACGAACATTACCAGAGGTCAAGCTCAGTTCTCCACCTGATTTGGCAAGCAATCCGCCAGAGACTGTGATCTGATTCTGCACTGTGGTAGCTGTCAAATTGAATACACCGTTTGAACTATCATAAGCCAGTAGCCCACCAGCATCAGCTGAGAAAAATCCACGTATGGCAGCTTGGTCAGCACTGATTTGGCCATTGCCTGAGTTGTAAGTGATGCCAGATCCACCGCTGAGGAATCCACGTACCTCTGAAGCCTGAACATCTGAGCCCTGGATGGCTGTCCAGTCTGCAGCTGTGCCAGCTGTTCCACCGTTATGAATAAATGACTCTGGGCGGGTGGTTCCGGTCTCCGTGAGGATAATGATGTCACCCTCTTGTTTCTCATTTCCATTGCTATAGTTAGCGCTGATCCAGTTGTTCAAACTGGTGGCAGATGTGTCCACAGAAACATCAGTGATTGTCAGCGGCTTGAGCTTGAGCTGCTTGACACCACCAACAGATACCAGCTCTGCATAATTGCTTGAGTCTGCGTGAATGCCTGCGACCAGGTTGGCCTCAGCAAATGATTTGGTGATCAAGTGATTAGCTGCTGAGGGTGTGCCATCCATCGTCAAGACACCATCAAAATTGACCGAGGGGTTAAAAAATCTCATCGTATTTGCTCCGGGAGTTACTAGGGGTTCACTTGTAAATTATCGAATCAAAATGAAACCGCTGGTTGAATTTTGGAACAGCACCCGCACAGTTGTCGAAGTTGGATATTCAATTTGAGCCCAGGCCAATTTGCCATCAGATTTGACATACACAATTGGATCATATCCCAGGCCATGAGTGATGATCACCTCTGTCTCATTGGTGAACTCATAGCGGAGTGGCTGACTCGATCCAAATGCAAAACCAGCCATCACTCCTCCTCAAGTATTATGCTGACAGCTGCAGAACCTGATTGGCCTGCTATGAATATGCTGCGCGGCTTCTCTTTGTTCCTACCTAGCTTTAGGCTGATATAGTTACCTGAGGGCACAAAGGCGCGGTTGCTGGGCATTGAACCACCATCACTGGCACCATTTAGCGCAATGAATAACGCTGCACTTGATGAGCCAATGGTAATGGTCCTGGTCTTTGTTGGCAGGTTCACCTCTGTTGCTGTGGTGTTTGCCGTGAAGTTGTGGAAGTATGGGAAGAAGTCCGGGCGCGGGATCGTTTCTGCCATAGCTGCTCCCGGTGTTATCTGTTTCTGGATGACCAGGCTTTCTTGATTGCATCTCGATTCTCACGATAGAAATCAATGTCCTGGGTGGCTCTGGTTAGGATGTCCTGATGTGTTGCCGGCGCTGGCTGTGCTCCCCTGTTGATGTCTGGGGCTCTGGGGGCTGGGGCTTTGGGTGGCAGCAATAAAGAGTCATTTTGAAAAACTGAATCAGATTCAGTTTCTGTGGGCTCTGGTGCTTGCAAGTGTGGTCTTAGGATGCTTGGTGCTGAGTTTGGATCTTGCTTGATGCTTTCCAGCCACTCACTGAGTGGAACCTGATCTTTTTTGGCAAGGCCTTGCTGGGCTCTGGTGTATGACCACTCAACAGCATCTCTCAGATCTGGTTCATTCCATCCATATTGAGCCATAGCTGAGTGGCGGTCATACCTTTGATTAGCTTGCTCGAGCTGGCCTTTATAGTCTTCAATCTGAGCCTGTAAGGTGTCAATAGCTGCCAGCCTGCCTGACTGATTATCAAGCTCAGACTGGAGCTGGGTGGCCTGCTGTTCTGCTGCTGTTGCTCTGGTGCTCAGCTTGCTGATGCGGTCCTTAAATGATGATTCAATGTCGCTCCTCAGGACATATTCTTCACCCTCGTGCTGAATAGTCTTCATGTGTGCCTCCTATGTGACTATAAAAATTGCGCTCGTTCTGTTCTGATTTTCTGTAAGTATGCAATAGCTTCGCGCTCATCCATATCATCAAACATCAGCATAACTGCTTGAACAGGGCTCATCAGTCCTGCATTCATTTTGGCTATGATGTCCTCACGCTGAGCTTTCATTTCCTCTGGGCTCAGGGGTGTGCTGTGGTAGCTGACTCGGTATCCACTCTCAGGCAAATTGGTGCCCAGGAATCGATTGCTCAGGATTGCTGATTTGCTAAGCAGCTCCTCATCACCCATCCTGAAAGTGGGTGCATATTTTTTCTGTGCTTCCCTTTGGCCTGCCTTGCTGATGCTCAGTGAATAGCCCGAACGTGGATCGCCGCTGGTACGTGTCAAATCAGCCGGTGAGATCCCTGCGGCTGCTGCCACCCTGTATTCATATTTCGCGATGCTCTCAAGCAAGCTGTGGGGGTCTGTGGGCGTGCCAAAGGTGCCAACCAATGGCTGGCCCTGTGCTTCTGGATCTTGAGTAAAAACCAGAATGCTGGCTGGGTCTGTTGCGATGCTGCTGCGCCTGGTGAATCCATCCTGGTCCAGCTGGCTGAGCCCAGCCACTGATAAACCTGCCACATACTTTTGAGCCCAGCAGGCATCCCGGACCAAGTGCACCCACATAGTGAACAACACAGAGCTGGTGAGACTACCATAAACCATCTGTGATCCAAAGAAAGGATCGAACAAATGCCCAGTCTTTTCGGCGTGATATAAAACCACCGGCAAAAATGGGTTGCCTGCTGAATCATAATAGGGATAATCATCCCCCTCATGGACATCATGCCCCATGTATGTTTGTGAGACATCACCACCTAATGATCCATCTTTATTTGCCAAGAACATTCCGAATCTGGGATTATTGAGATCTCTAATATCCAGCACATCATAAACCCACTCAAATGCCTGATTGGTTGGATTCTGTCTCAGCCTTAGTTCTTGATAATAGATTGGCTTATCTGGCTCATCTGCATCAGATTCACAATACACAAAGTCAGGCGTTACCAGCCGGTATCTGATGCCTGGTGCTCTGGGCGGCTTCCCGCCTTGTGTGTGGGGTGTCACATCGATTCTAACAAATGACTCCCTGAGACCAATCACCATCTGCTGTACCCGCTGCATCAGTGGAAATAGGCCAGCCATTGTGGCCATTCCATCCCGGCTGATTAGTCCCTCAATGTTGCCCTGGCTGTTGGTGACACTTGGGATCTCTGAGTACAACACACTTAGTTGCCTGGTGATTTGCTCAAATGGGTTTGAACTTAGGTCACTTGGGCCCCAAGCTTCTCTCCTGTCTGGTGGCAGGTGTCTTTGTAATTCTCCTTCCAGATCTTCAGCCCAGGCACCAATGATCATGCGCCTCCTGAGGGCTGAATGATCCCACCTGGTCTGGGCTGTTGTGGTTGGAGCAAATGGCTTTACTGGTAGGTTTGCTTTAAGCATCAATAAATCCTGAGCTTGGAAGATCTGGGGATTGCTATATTATAATCTATTATCCCTAATATAGCATATCTGAGAGCATCTATACAGTGACCAAATTCATCACGAGATCTCTGGTATTGTTTCTTTTTCATAGTCCAGTTTTGGATTGATCTGATGGTGTTGCTGCAGCGCTGTTGAATATAGAAATTGCGCCGGGCCATAATGCTGTGGATCTGAGCTGATCCATAATACACAGAGTGAGCTGGTTTGCTGGCTGTTCTGATTGCAAATGGCAGATTGCCTGGTGGATAGTTGAGCACTTTCTCAGCAGCTCTGCGAAGCATAGCATTTGACATCCTATTAGTTTTCCCTGAGCCTACATGCTGTCCATCTCCGGTCCATCTGATTATCTCTGGCCTGAGGTTGTTTCTGTGTATCATTTCAATAATTGCTCTGATGTGGTGCTCTGGTGGCGCTGATCCACTCAGGTATTCATCCAGCACATAAACCTTTGGATAGACTGGATCTGATACCTCTACGGCTGCCAGGATAGCCACCTGGGTGTTTGGCTGGGTTCCGTGATCAATGCCCAGGCAGAACTCATAATTACCTCCTGCTGGGCAAGGCAGAGTGGTTATCATTGACTCCTCAAAGCAATCAAAAACCCTGCCCTCGATGACACCAACATCCCAGGAACCATTGATGCGGGCCTCTCTGTCGATTGGCAGATAAGTGGCAGTGATTCGATCAATCTGGTCCTGGGTTATGATGGGCTGGCAGCCTTGGGGTGTGGTCTGCTCAACTGTCAAAGGTGCCATTGTACAGGATATGCGCCCAGCCTCCACCAGCTCCCTGAGATAGGACACATCCTGCCCCACTGGTGTCATGGTGATTCCAATCACTCCAGTGGTGCCACCTGCTCCCCCCCTTAGGACACGGGCTGCCAGCTCTCCCCACACATAACGATCAACTGGCTCATCAATAGCCACATAGCTGACAGTGGCTGATGCCAGCCCCAGCCCTTGGTTGGCTGTCTTGATAGCGATTACTGATCCATTCTTGAATCTGACAACCGGATGCAGACCTCTGAATCCTTTCCCGGGTACAAATTCAACAGATTGGTGGACCTCCTCCTTTGGGCACATTGACCACAGCTTCTCCTGGATTGTGATGCTCTGCTGATGTGAGTGGGTGATCAAAAATGTGTTGATTGGTGGCTGGTCAGTTTTCAAATAGGGGTGTGTGCCCAGACACCTCCACAGCAGCTCAGACACTTGGCACATAGTTTTACCAACCTGGTTGCCACCTAGTAGTAACTTTATTGAGCTCCCATCTCTCAGCCACTGTTCTTGGGGTGGTGTTGGTCTAAAATAGGCCAGTGGATTCTCGTGGACTCTGTCCTTTAGTGTCCTGATTGAGTTGGCAAGTGTAGAGAACTTCAAAACAAAGTCACTTGGCTGTGGGCTTGTTTCCACTGCTTGATTGCGTGCTCAGTTCTGCCCTCAATGATGGGCCAATACTTCTCAGTTAGTTCACAGCCCACGACATCAAAACCCTCCTGGATTGCTGCTGCTGCTGTGGTGCCAGAGCCCAGGAATGGGTCCAGCACTGTGCCCCCTGGTGGTGTCACCAATCTGACCAGCCATCTCATTAGCTTGATGGGCTTGACTGTGGGGTGAATGTTCTTTATCTCATCAGCTGTTCTGCCTGCTCCAGCTCTGGGGTTATTGAGTCCAGCTGTGTCTGGCTCACGCCCCACAGCCTGGTGGCCTGGGGTGCTCTCTAGATGCTCCAGCCCTGCCTCTTTCTGACTCCTGGGTGGCTTGGGGCATTGATAGATGTTGGCGGGCCATCGCCCTAACTGATGGACTGTATGCTCTCCCCCACCCATACCCACACCATAAACTGCATTTTTATTGTTTGGTATGTATTCCTTTTTTTCGGTTGGTTCTTTTTTGCTAGTATCCCCTAACCAGCACGGATCACCATAAGCAAATCTACAGGCATCCACATTGATTCCACCTGTGCCCCACTTGAGCACATTCTGAGCTATGTTTGCCTCACTGATGGGCTTTCTGGCCAAGATGGCTGGCTCATAGCTGGGCTTGAGTGCTGTGCCCCAGCCCTGCCATTTCTGGGCCTCTGGCGATAGTGGCTTGTGGCTTGGCTGTCCATCACGTTGACTGAGGGGCTTTACTAAATGCTCCTGCCCACTCATGTGCTTGACTCCAATCCCACGTGGCCCCATCAAGCCAGCCTGTTTATCCATTGATATTGAAATGTTCAAGCTCTTTGGGAACCCTTGGAACTGCATCCAGCAGATCTGATCTCTGATGTCAAACCCTGAGTCTTCAATGGCACAGGTGATCCGGTGGATTGTTCTGGTTCCACCAAAGGCTATCAGATGGCCTCCTGGCTTTAGCACTCGATAGCATTCCAGCCACACTGCTGTCTCAAAAGCTATTTGGCCACCATCCCAGCTCTGGCCCATAAACCCCTTGCTCATTCTACGGTAGGCTCCATCAGTGCCAAATTGTGACTCGGCTGCTGTTGGTGAGCTAAATCGTTTGACTATGCTCTGCAGGTGATATGGTGGATCACAGACCACAGAGTCAATGCTGTTGTCAGGGATCTGCTTCAGTGTTTCAAGGCAGTTACCCTTGAGTAATTGGAACCGGGGAATCGGTAGATCGTAAAAGTGTTCTCTGGTTGTCAAAGTGGCCTCCCTGACAGTGCTGAGGGTTATGTGTCATCTGATAGATGTATGCCAAGAATAGATGCTCCCTCTGTGATTACTGTGTAGACTGACTCACCTCTGAGCTGGGCTATTTCCTGGCATACCAATAAGAAATAATATGTTTTGGGGGTGCTGTTGCGTTTTCTCCAATGAATTATCAAAGCTTGAGAGCATCCAATGTTCCTGGCCAGCTCACTGACTGTGATGCCGTGCTTAGTGCATTCCTGCCTGATCCATTCTCCGATGTTCATTATCTACCCCATCACAGTCACAAGGTGTACACCCACACACAGGGCATTCATTTTCGTTTTTCAAATATACGGATACAAGCATTGTATTCTCCATCTTTGCGACCGTGACAGGCCTTTAGTATTACTAGACTGTTGATAACATTGGTGATCTCTTCACATTCATCACCTGTTTTGGAGTCCAGCCCTCTTTGTTGCATCCTGCAGAACATCTCCCGGCACACCAAAGAATCAGCCTCGAGGCCCTCTTTGCTGCAAGCATATTCAATCAAATCAGGGGCTGTGAGATTGCGCTGGATGTCAAGCTGTCCTTGAGCCACTTTATCTGACACTTTGCCCACTTCAGCAATGATGTCAGCTTGGCCCTTGATGACCTCTGCTGTGTTGTCTTTGCCGGCTGCTGAGATAGCCCACAGAGTGCCTGTAGTGGTCAGCCCACCAGTGAGCAGGCCAATCAAAAATAGAGCTGTTGGGGTCATATTATTCCCGCCTTTAGTATCTGTGAGCCAATATATTGAGAGCATTGTGGAACAATAGCATTTCCAAGGGCTTTCAGTCTAGCCACCCGATTGGGAATCCCATCATCCAAGTCACAAAGCGTGGGTTTAGGCGGGTTTTGGTGCCAATAGTTTTCTGGGTGTATCCATCCAGCTTGGCTGCTGCTGCATTCAGATTCCGTGCTCTGCGCCATACTGCTGGGCATGTTGGATTGTTTCGTGATGTGCTCACTGTTGGAGTGGGCAGCACCATTGAATCCAGCAGATTCAATCTGCCCAAAGCCTGCAGGCTGTGTCTCTTTCTCCTGCTGTTTGGTCTGGTTGTGTTGTTTGAGCCATATTCTGTGGCTGTTGGGGTAGGCAGAAGCTGCATCAGATTCTGGTGCCCTCTCCACTTTTGCATTGATGGGCTTAGCATATTGTTTCTGGTGGTTGGGGTAGGCAACGCCAAACCAACGTTTTCTAATGTGAGGGGCTCCAAATTGTCTAGCTGATATAATCTGCCATTCAAGGTCATACCCGAGTTGGGCCAGCGATTCTGATACGGTGCTGAGACCATTTTGAATAATGGCAGCCACGTTCTCCAACACGATGACTCTGGGTCGTATCTCACCAATAAGTCTGTGCATCTCCCACCAAAGACCCGATTTTTTCCCATTGATTCCCTCCTGTTTTCCTGCAATGCTGATGTCTTGGCAGGGGAATCCCCCGCACATAATGTCAACATATGGAAGCACCTTGGAGGATACCTGCCTGATGTCCTGATGAATCACTGCTGATGGCCAGTGGCGTGCCAGCACTGATTGGCAGAATGGGTCCTGCTCAATCTGCCAGATGGTTGTGCTGTTAGGGATAGCTCGCTCAAGTCCAAGCTCAAAGCCACCTATTCCGGAGAAACAGCTGCCAATGGTTATCATATTAGCCTCGGGAAATGCTCACAATGTTGTCAAAGTTAGAAATAGCTCCTTGGAGTCTTTGGCGCAACACCGGAGGCAGAGCCAAGACAGCTCCCTGGATCTCATTCAATAGCTGCTCATCAGTCATTGTTTGCTCACCCACCTCATTGGCATCCAAGGCCATCAGCTGCTGCAGCACTGACAATAACTGCCTCTGGAGAGCTGCATAGGCTTGCCAGCTCTCTGATTGGGCTGCCTTGCTTGCTGCTGTCTTCAGCTCTGTGCTCTGCTGCACCAATAGAGATCTGATGTCTGTGGTGCTCTGCTGCTGTGTCTCCTGCTGTTGCTGCTCTCTCAGATCTCGGATTCCATCTCGATGATAACCGTGGACCCGCTCCAGCATCCAGGCACATGCTTTCCAATCTTTCTGGGTGTGCTTCTCAATCCGAATCAGCATCAGCTCAGCTTGCTGGGCTCTAGCTTGCTGGACCTCCAGATAGAAATCTCTATACTTGCCGTGGTTGGCTTTCTTTCCCTGCCTGAGCCATCGATGCAGAGTGGTCTCAGCTACTGATGCCATTTCTGCTGCGAGCTTGTATGTCAGCCCTTTCTTAATCGCTGCTATTATTAGCGGCTTGGCCTGTTCGATCTTCCCTCTCGGGCCTCTGGTAGCCATAGAACCTCCAGTTTTTGGCTAAAAAAATTATCAATTTCTAAAAAAAGGGGCGGTGGCAT